GGAAAATGATAAACCTAATTTTGTATTCTTTGAAAATTTGGATGGTTTTAATATCTGTTCTTTAGATACAATTATCGAATCTGATTCTATAATGGAATTAGTATTCTCACCTAAGAATTTAAATTACCTATCCAATACAAGCTTTGATGAAGAATTCTTTGGTGTTAGAGCTATGCAAGTCATTACACAAAATGATTTTGTAAAGAAAACAAGAGCTGGTGTTTTTGCAGGCAGTGTTGTTGGATTTGACCCAATTACTCGTACAGTAAAGAAAACAGTTTACAACTTTAATGATGTTTATAATGACACATCACATTCAAATCCAAATCCAATAATATCACAAGATAAAAATAAAACAGGTAAAACAAATTATGAGATGCAAAATGCTAGACAACTCGTATATTTGGATACTTCTTCTAGGGACACCAGTGAATATTTAAATGAAAAAGATGCTGAGTCTTTGCAAGTTAAAGATGTTCCACAAAAGTATATTTTTCAAAGACAAGCCATTTTTCAAAACTTGTTTACACAAAGAGTTAAATTAGTCTTACCTGGAAACTTTTTGGTAACCTCAGGTAAGATGATAGATTTGAATGTTCCTCGTTATGGTGTTCATGCGGCAGATGATGATAATTTTGATATGACATTAAAAGGCACTTATATGATAGCGGCTACACGCCATATTATACGATACACTGGTTGCGAAACTATTATTGAAGTTGTGACAGATTCTACTGAAAGAGTGAATGTTCAACCAAATACAGCCGAAAAAGAAGAAACGATGACTTGGTATGATAACTGATTACAATAATAAGCCTTTTCTTTACCATGGAAAAATTGAATCGATTGATGATCCTGCAGAGCTTCATCGTATGCAGGTTCGTGTCTTTGAACTACATGATACAGATGTAACGAAGATACCAACAGAAACTCTTCCTTGGTTTCAACCGTTATTCTCAATAAATGCAGCTAATAGTGCTTCAGCACCAAATGTTGGTGATTGGGTTCTAGTTTATTTTCCTGACCCCGAATCGGCACAATTTGGTTATGTCATGGGTACTTTGCCAGGAATTGTATCGGAAACTACTGAACAAACAGTATATTCCACACAAACAAGACCAGTTAAACCAGCTGGTGATCCAGCAGGAACAGTAGGACGACCATCTACACCTCCATTATCCAGAAAAGTGGTTGCGGGCACAGGCGTGGATAGAAGCAACAAATCACTAGTCCATGTGTGTGATATTACACATGAAACTAATCGTGTAACTAATGCTATGCGTAGACAATTTAGTGAAGTGGTTGCAGCTATTAAAGAAGCAATTTCTGCCTTATTGAAAGCATTAGGTTTTGCCGACCCCTCTGGTGAAATATTAAAGTTGACAGAATTGGCCAAAGATATTGCAAGAAAGATTAAAAAAGTAACAGACTTTGTGAGAGATATTAATAGTACCATTGCAGAATATTTAAAAATCATTAGACAGATTAGAGCTATGATTGCTTATATTTTAAGTTTGCCTGGAAGACTTTTAGCTGAGTTTCAACAATGTTTGGCTAACTTGTATAAATCTTTATTATCAGGATTCACGTCAGCGTTTGCAGAAGTTGGCAGTATAGGTGATTTAGCAGAGTTAGCTGAAGCAGTTAATACAGTTACAACAGAAATTCAAGCTGCTGCAACTCAAGTGGCTATATTAGCTAGCACACCACAACAGTTGGCTGCGGTTGTATCTACACCTTCAAGCTCTGCGGATATTGCTAGAGCTGAACAGGACTTTACAACTTATATGACTTCAGATGGATTATTCAATTCTTTGGTTCCTTCTCCATCTTCTTTACAACCTTCCGCAGAAGCAACAGCTGTGGTTAGTTCCAATATTGTTGATTTTAGTAATGGAAAAATGGCTTAAACATGGCAGTAGATAACGCTTATTCACCACCAGATTATAGTTGGCTTCAGAGAGAGTCTGAGGCTTCGGTGGAAAATCCACCAAATTTTCCAGATAATAATTCACAACAAACTAAATCTGGTCACATTTTTGAAATGGATGATACATTTGGTCGTGAGCGTATTCGAATTCACCATAGAACAGGCACCTTTGTTGAAATGCATTCTAATGGTGACGAGACACATAAGATAACTGGTGATGGTTATGAAATCATTGCAGGCAACAAATATGTACACATCAGTGGTTTTTGTAACATTACAATTGAAGGTGATGCAATCGTTAATGTCAAAGGTAATAAAACTGAGCTGATTGAGGGTAATTATAACCAAGTTATCAAAGGTGATTTTATCCAAGTTGTTAAGGGTGAATCAAGAATGTTATCTGATGGAAATATGACAGTTGGTTGTGGTTCAGATTTTCTTGGTTCATTAAGACTTGTTACTGGTGACCACTTGAGATTAGAAGGTGATTTGTCTGTGAATGGTGGTATCTCAGCTACAAACATAACTAGTGATGGTTGGGTTGCTGCGGCACAAGGTGTAAATGCGGGACCAAAAGGATTTGTTTCTTTACTTGGTGGTTTATCCGTTGGTATTCCAATTGCAGTTCCTGGTTGTGTAAATGCTTTAGTTGAAGTTAAAGCGCCGCTAGGAACTTTTGGCACAATGTCTGCTATTTTAATGACAGATATGATTAATACAAAAATATTTGATACTCACATCCATATGGCCAGAGGTCCAACCTCACCGCCAATTTCTGGACCAATGATTTAAGGATTATATTATGGCTTCACTATTCTCACGATTAAACTATACGTATACTGACCCAAACTCAATAATCAGTACATTGTCTGATGACGTTACACGAACATTAGATTCTATGCCAAAGATGTTAACACAATGGCAAGCCGATGATGTTGCTAACAGTAATACTGGCGGTTACTTTGTTAATCCTTGTGCTAATATCACATTAAGTATTTGGGCTTCATCAAATAATTTAGTATCTGTAGCTAATAATGTCCAAGGTTCTGGTAATTTGACTGGCCTTTGGACTCAGATTACCACCACTTTTGCTTATATCAGTAACAGTTCTACCAGTAATACTCAAGCTGGAGATTTTTTAGCACATACAAATAGAATATCTGGTGTGACTTCTATAACTGTATCGGCCGACCAAGGAGTTGCTAACTTGCCTCATTATGAAACTGCGGTGCAAACAGGCAAAGCAATGGTATCTCTAATATATCAAACTGATGGTGTATCCAATAATGCACCAATTATGGGTAATTTTACAAGCTTGTTTGTGGCGAATGACTTGATTGCAATCTACAACACAATGTCCACATATGCAAATACTATTAACAATAGCATTTCAATTTCTGGTTCTGGAAGTGAGATGGATCCATTTATTCGCACTTCAAATTTGACATATAATGTGGTAAATGCCATAGCAACAACTGCCAATACTGCGAATTCTATATTCTATGACCGCAGAAAACATGATGAACAATTCTATAAAAACTCAATTGATATTTTGAATGATTATAAAAAAGTTAGAGGAATTGGAAATTCCGGCCAATCTGAAGATTATTTAATTAAAAATTACATTGGATCCGACAAACTTCTTTCCAGGTTGTAATAAATAAACAATGGCAATAGCAATAATCAATACAGTAAAAGAATATCGTGATTTGGATTTGAATTTTAAAATTCATCCAATCAAAAAAGATATCAACAAACATACAGCCGAAATGGCTGTAATTAACTCAGTTAAGAACTTGGTGTTGACGCAACACTATGAGATTCCATTTCAACCTGAGATTGGTTCCAACATTCAAAAATTATTGTTTGAACCTTTAGATTCGGTGACTGCTTCTTTACTTGATAGAGAAATTAGGCAAGTTATTAAGAATTTTGAGCCAAGAGCCTCCGTTGATGTTGTTAAAGTTCTTCCAGATTATGATAAAAATGGATTTACAGTAACTCTCCAATTCTATATCATTAATAGAACTGAACCAATCTCAATACAATTTTTATTAGAACGAGTACGATAAATGGCACAAAATCGTTTACAGGTTACCGAGCTTGATTTTGATACAATCAAGACCAACCTAAAGTCATTCCTAAAACAACAAACCGAATTTCAAGACTATGATTTTGAAGGTTCTGGTTTAAATGTTCTCATGAATTTATTGGCATATAATACACACTATAATGCCTATTACTTAAACATGGTTGCTAATGAGTCTTTCTTAGACACAGCATTACTGCGTGATTCTGTTGTTTCTCATGCTAAGACCTTGGGTTATACTCCTTATTCCAAAACTGCCGCTACCGCTATCATAGACATGACTATTAATAGTGGCAGTGCCACGGTAGATACTTTGACGATTCCAAAAGGATACATTTTTAATTCAAATATCATTGATAAGAGGAGTTATTCGTTTGTTGTTTTAAATGAAACATCTGTTACGAAATCTGGTACTCAATATGTTTTTGAAAACTTGAATATTAAAGAAGGCCAATTAATTAATTACAATTTTACCTATGATGAATCAAGCAATCCTAAAGCATTATTCACATTGCCGGATGAAGGCATTGATACAAACACAATTACATTAACTGTTAGACCTTCTGCAAGTAATACACAAATTCAAGTTTACAATAAAGTAACTGATATTTTAGATACGGATGCAACTTCTCAAGTTTTCTTTTTGCAAGAAACAAAAGGTGGAAAGTTTCAAATTTATTTTGGTAATGACAAAATTGGTAAAAAACTAGCTGATGGGTCAGTATTGAGTGTCAATTATTTGGTAACAAATGGAAGTGTTGCTAATAAAATTGATGGATTTTCAATGACTGCTGCTATTGGTGGTTTTTCAACATCAACGATAAGTGTTGTGTCTATTGCTTCTGGTGGTTCAGATAGAGAAACTGTCGATGAAATTAAGGCGGCTTCGCCTGTCCAATTTGCTACACAAAATCGTTTGGTAACAAAAGTTGACTACGAGTCTTATATTAAAAAAAGTTATCCAAGTATTGATTCACTCTCAGTTTGGGGCGGCGAAGATGAACTTCCGCCAATTTATGGTAAAATTTTAATTTCTTTAAAACCAAAAGAAAACTATTTTATTACGGAAATTGAAAAGACAAGAATTATAAATGAAATTATTAAACCAAAAGCTATTGTTTCAGTTAGTGCTGAGATTCGTGACCCGGAGTATTTATATTTGATTTTAAATTCAACTGTAAAGTATGATGAGAAGAAAACAACTCTTGATGATAATTCATTAAGAACACTAATTAGAAATGCAATCATTGCTTACAAAAACACCAGTTTAAATAAATTTAACAGTATTTTTGCTCTTTCAAAATTGCAAGATGAGATTGACCGTGTCAGTCAAAATAGTATTATTGGTTCAGAAACGATTGTTCGATTGCAGAAAAGATTTCAACCGGAAATAGGTTCAACCTCAAATTATACCATTAATTTTGGTGTTCCTTTACATCGTGGTACAATTACTAATAGATTGACTTCATCTGAATTTGCCACATTTGATAACTCTGGTGTTAGTCGTACAGCTATTATTGAAGAAATTCCACAATCTTCAACCGGCATTTCTTCAATTGAAATTTCAAATGCTGGTTATAATTACGAAACAACACCCACAATAACAATTACTGGTGATGGTGTTGGTGCAACTGCTGTTGCTATCATCCAAAATGGTAGAATTACACAAATTAAAATGACTAATCGTGGTGTTGATTACAGTCGTGCGGTTGTTACAATCTCAGGTGGTGGCGGATACAATGCTGCGGCTTCTGCGGTAATTGACACTAGAGTTGGCACAATTAGAACCATTTACTTTGACGCTGATGCCAATAGGCAAATCATAAATCCTAGTGTTGGACAAATTAATTACGGCACTGGTGTTATTACAATTAATGATTTAAGGGTTTTATCAGTTTCTACAGTAGATGGCTTAATTCGATTGAGTTTAGAATCTGAATCTGGAATTATTGAATCCAATAAAAGTACAATTATTACAATAGATGAAACCGACTTGTCTTCAATTTTTACGCAATTATTAAAAGTTAATTCGTAATGTCAGATTTAAAAAATTCAATTCTTGTAAATCAACAAGTTCCCGAATATGTTCGGGAAGAATATCCGCTATTTGTAAACTTTTTGGAAGCTTACTATGAGTATCTTGAAACTAAACAAGGCACTCAAAAAAATGATTTAGTAACACAGGCTAAAAATTTACGATATGTTTCTGATGTTGATGATTCCATAGATAATTTTGAAGAAAGTTTTCTAAACAACTTTGCGGCATTAATGCCACAAACCTCAGATGTTGATAAAGCATTTTTAATTAAGAATGTTCTACCAGTATATCTATCAAAGGGTAGTGAAAAATCTTTTAGTTTGCTATTCAGACTCCTGTATGGTTCTGAAGTTGATATTACTTTTCCTAAAGACAATATTCTTAGAGCTTCAGCTGGTGAGTGGACAGTTGAAAATGTTTTAAGAATTAATAATGATGTTTTTACCAAATATACAGGTAATGGTAGTACAACAACTTTCTTTTTAGCACAACAAACTTTAGCATCTGAAATTACAGTATATGTTAATAATGTATTGACCACATCAGGTTTTAATGTCAGAAAAGAAACAAAAAAATTAATTTTTAATACTGCACCGACTAATGGTTCTGTAATTAAAGTTTACTATACCAACTTTGATTTCAATCTATTTACATCCAGAAAAATTACAGGTACAACATCCGGTGCGACTACTATTATTGAAAGAGCTGCGCCACGATTAATTACGCAACAAACTTCAATTGAATTATATACTTCTACTAATAATTTAACTGGTACTTTTTTAAATGCCGAAGAAATTACATCTGAAATTATTGGCGATGATGGCACAACACTAATTACATTAGTATCAAATACAATTTCAACTGTTAATTCGATTGTAGTTACAAATAGTGGTTCAAGATATAATATTGGTGATCCAGTAGCAATTAATGCTGGTGGTTTTATCACTAAAGCTGAAGCTGTTATTGATTCAGTTACAACAGGTTTTGTTGATGTTTTAAGTGTTCAATTTGGTGGTGCTGGATTTCAAATTGGTGGTCTAATTACAGCATCAGGATTAGGTGGAACAAGAGTTGTTGGCGCTGCAACAGCTATAGATTCATCAGGTGATAATTCAGCAAACTCATATTCAATTTTTACGGATGTCATTAGTCCTTATGCTAATGTTTCAATTTCAAGTGCAAATTATGGATTTCCTTCAAACGTAATTCCGACTGGAGAAAATGTATCAACAAGACTTATTGACGCATTCTCAATAGGAACGGTAACTGGAATTGGCCCAATATCAAACATTACCGTGCTGTTTTCCGATTCTTCAAATGGCTCACTTTCTTATGATTCACAAGGGGCTCAAGTTGAAACTTTATCAAATACTTTCATTGACATTAAGACCTTTGGTTCTTTAGGTAGAATTAGGATAAACAATGGAGGCAATGGATATGTTATTGGTGATGAGATTGTATTTGGTTCTAATCCACCAGGAACTTTTGGCGCAGGAGCTGCGGCCGCTGTAACCAATGTTAATTCGAACGGTGCAATTACTAAAGTTGAATTTGGTCCTTCTACAATAAATGGAACAGTTTCAGTTTCAGCTAATAGTATCCAAGTTATTGGTACAGCAACAGACTTTGGTGGTCAACTTAGTATTGGTGATAGAATTTTAATTAATTTGGAATCAAGATATATTAATTCAATATCTTCTTCAACCACCTTTAATGTAAATGTGGCATTCACAAAGACCTCAACTAACAAAAGAGTGGGTGTTTATAATAGAAGTCCAATTGGTGGTTCTGGATACATACAAAATAACTTTCCATCACTAACAGTTACTTCATCCAACGGTTCAGCTTCAGGTGCTAATGTTGAAGTTATTTCAGTTATGGGTGACTCTGAACGAATTGCAGGAACAGCATCAACAGTTGCGGGACAAATTCGCTCAATTAAAATTACAAATTCTGGTGCCGGATATGAATTTTTACCAGCCATAGATTTAACTGGATATGGAGATGGAACTGCAACAGCTGAAGCTGCAATTGAAAGGTCTTATGTTTCTTTCCCCGGCCGCTGGAAAAGCTCAGAAGGTATTTTATCTGCACTAGACAGGAAAGTTCAAGGTTTGGACTATTACATTGACTTTACATATTTGACAGCCGTTCAAGTAGAATTTTCAAAATATAAAGACATTCTAAAAGGACTTCTCCACCCAGCTGGATTTAAGAATTATGCAGAGTACCCAATCAATAAAAACATCAGTTTGGCCACCACTCTCTCATCTGCCAAATCAGTTGAGGTTTCTGGTACAGTCAACGTAAACAGTTCAATTTATGTAACTGGTACTAACACTAGATTCATTACAGCAAATACCCGTGGCATTTTGACAATTGGCTCAAATGTTGCTGTTAATAATCAAACCAGAACGGTAAATGCAATCATCAGTAACACACAATTTACCGTTTCTTCTGCATTTACTATGAGTTCCAACACACAATCTCTGATAATTGTAACATAAATATAGTTCATGGCAACAAATTACACATCTAAAAAACTAGCTTTGAATAACGCTGAAAGGTTTAAAATCTCTTTCATCGAAGCTTCACCTTCCATCCAATATATATTTTTGGGTGGCCATGTTCCTTATGCTAATGAATCTTCTCCAGATTCTATTATTGAAACCATCTCAAATGAAAAATTAGTTTGGGACAATATGTTTGCGGCCAAAAGAGTTACGGCAAACGATGTGGAACATTCCATTCCTCGTGTGAATTGGACAGCAAACACAAAGTACCGTCACTATGATGATACTATAGCTTTAACTGACTTAATAACTGCAAATGTAACACAAAACCTTAAACCGATGTATGTGATTACATCGGAAAGAAATGTTTATAAGTGTTTGTCAAATAACGCAACGGCCAATTCAACTATTGAACCAACAGGTGACTTCACCACATCAAATGGCGTTATCTCTACGGCAGATAGTTACATTTGGAAATATATGTTTAATGTGAGGTCTTCTAATAAGTTTTTGACTAATGATTGGATTCCAACTCCAACTAGGTCTGCAACCGCTAGTACATTGTCGGACTATAATTTGGATGATACAGGTGTAGTTAACGGCGAGTTGACAACTGTCACAATTAAAACCGGCGGCACTGGTTATTACCATAACATCGTGACAGTAAGCTCCTTTGGTTCTGGTTGTACAACTTTAACTTTAGCTAACACAACCAATGTTGCAGCTAACATGTCTGTTTCTGGTACAGGCATTGCAACTGGTTCTTATATTTCCAATTTGGATTCTCCAAATAACAAAATTACATTGTCTTCTTCTACTACTGCCAACGGCGGTGGAACAGGCAATAACTTAACAATACTCACTAGAGTGTATTTTGATGGTGATGGTATTTCAGCCGCAGCTACTGCTACAGTAGCAAATGGTGCGGTCACAAAAATTACCATGTCAACTATTGGTACTGGGTATACTAGAGCTAATGCTATCATTTATGGCTCAGGAACAGGTGCAAATGCAAGATGTATTATTGCACCAAAATATGGTCATGCTAAAAATCCAATCAAAGATTTGCTTGCTACTAATGTTATGGTTGCAAGCAGAATCGGTGATGTGGATTCTTCAGAGGGTGGAATTATTTCTATAGATACCTCATTCAGACAAATAGGTCTTCTAAGAAACCCACATAAATACGGTGTGGATGCAGCAGCAAACAACTCAACTGCTAATGCTGTCATATCTCAAACACGAACACTAACACTTACGACCGGATCATCGTATACACTTGAAGAATATGTTTATCAAGGAACATCAGCTAATAACGCAACTGCTTATGGATATGTTCATTCACAAACATCAACAGCTATTAAGTTAACGAGAGTGGCGGGTACATTTGTTGTTGGTCTTTCTTTAATTGGTGATACATCCGGTGTAACAAGGACTATTGTTTCTCAAGCAAATCCAGAATTTGAACCATATTCTGGTGATATCTTATATGTTGAAAATGCGGCCAAAACGGATAGAGAAGATGGCCAAGCAGAAAATATTAAATTTGTAATACAGTTTTAAAGGCAAATAATGGCGACAAACTATAATGTTAATCCTTACTATGATGATTACGATGAAGGCAAACAGTTTTATCGTATTCTGTTTAGGCCAGGTCGAGCGGTACAAGCTCGTGAATTAACACAAATCCAAACATCTCTCCAAAAACAGATTGAGCGTTTTGGCAAAAGCATTTATAAAGAAGGTTCTATTGTTGTTCCTGGTGGACAATATATTGATAGACAGTATTACTATGTAAAATTGACATCCTCTTTTGGTGCGAATACATCTGACACGAAAATTTCATCATTAATTAACAGTACTATTACTGGTGCCAATTCTAAAGTTTCTGCTATTGTTGTTAATTCGGTTACATCAACATCAGCTGGTGATCCATCAACAATCTATGTTCGTTATACATCATCTAGTGCTTATGATGGTGGTTCCAATACTGTATTTCAACCTGGCGAAGTTATTACAAATTCTTCTGGTAACATTAGTTTACAAGTAGCTGCAACTTCTGCCACAGGTAACGGAACAGCTTTCTCTGTTTCAAGTGGTGTTGTTTTCACCAAAGGTGTGTTTGCTTATTTTGATGACCAAACTATTATTGCTGAAAAATATACTCAGGCTAACAATGTTATTCTTGGTTTCCAAGTAACAGAATCTACAGTATCTGCAACAAGCGATACAACCCTATTAGATCCTGCTGTAGGTGCAAGTAATTATATTGCGCCTGGTGCTGACCGTTATAAGATTGCTTTAGATTTATCAACTAGACCATTCACATTTGACGCAAATGATGACCCTAATTTTATTGAATTAGCTCGTTTGGAAGATGGCGTTATTGTATCACAGAATTTGGATCCAAAATATAGCGTTCTTGGTGCCACATTAGCACGAAGAACATATGATGAATCTGGTGATTATATTGTTAGGCCATATGGTTTACAATTAATTAACCACTTGAAACCGAATGCAAATATTGCTAATGGTTACTATACTGCTACCCAAGGCGGTGATGATAATAAACTTTTCAATGTGGTCACTCCAGGCAAAGCATACATTAAAGGATTTGAAGTTGAGAACATTCGCTCAAGATATATTGTTGGAAACAAAGCTCGTGAGTATGCTAATGTAAACAATGGAATTATCAGTACAACTATTGGTAATTACATCTATGTTACTAATGTTAATTCTGTTCCAGACTTTTCTTCACCGCCAGTTGTCAATTTTTATAACCAATATAACGCAGCTAAAGGCACCAACAATGGCACATTGGTTGGTACTGCAAGGGCCAAAGGTTTAGAATTTTATTCTGGAACTTCTGGAACATCAACTGCCGTTTATAAGCTTTGGTTATTTGATGTGGTAATGGCAGCTGGTTATGTTTTTGAAAGAGATGTTAAACAGATTTATTCTGACAATACCGCCTACACAGACTTTACTGCTGATATATCACCAACATTAATATTGTTGTCCGGTACTGTAACAAAGTCATCAAGTTGTACCAAAATAACAGGTGTGGGTACTGAGTTTATTGGCCAAATCAAAGACAACGATTATATTACAATCGATACAGAGACATTCAAAGTTGGTAATGTAGTCAATTCATCCTCTTTTACAACTAATACTACGCCAGTAACCAATACTGCGGGTTCATTTGCTTATTTGAATACAGTTGTTTATAACGATACTGAGCATTTAAGTAATTTGTTTGAAATGCCTTATAAAATTATTAGACAAGTCGACCCAACAAATTTAGAAACTTCTTATACAGTTAAGAGGTCTTATTCCAGAACATTGTCTGCAAACACAGTATCAATTACTGCTGGTACAGATGAAACTTTTGCATCTATTTCAGCTACAAATTATGCTGTTGTGGTTAAAAATGGTACAGCAAATGGCACATATCTAAATGCGACTAGTCTTATTACAAGAGGTGGTTCTCCAACAGGTAAAACAATTACAATTGATGTTTCATCTCTTGCAACAACACCGGCTAATGTATCTGCATATACAACTGCTGATATTGAAGTTTTAACATCGGTACAGAAAACAAATTCTGCAGCTACAAAGAAAACTAAAACTCTTGTATCAGCTGCAACTGTTGATTATACATCCAATGTTGCTGCACAAGCTTCAACAATATCATTAGGCAAAGCAGACATTTACCGCTTAGTTAGTGTAAGTATGTCAACATCTGCATTTGGCACTTCTTATAGTTCAGCTGGTGCCGTTGATATTACAGACCGTTATACATCCGATAATGGCCAAAAATTAACATATTATGGTGTTGGTACAATTTCATTAAAACCAAACCAAATAAAGCCATCTGGCCCAATTAGAATTACTTTTGATTATTTTACCCATGGAACTGGAGATTATTTCTCTGTAAATTCTTATGGTGATATCAACTATAAAGATATTCCAGCATTCACAAATAGTGGTAAAACATATCAACTCCGTGATTGCTTAGATTTTAGGCCACGTATTAATGATGCGGGTACTGGATTCACTGGTACCGGTGCTAGTGTTGGTGACTTCATTTCTCCAACAAGTGATGTTCAAACCGACTATTCATATTACTTGCCTAGAATCGACAAGATTGCAATTGATACGCAAGGCATTATGCAAGTGGTACAAGGTGTAAGTTCTTTAGATCCTAAGGAACCAAAAACGCCAGATAACTCAATGGGTCTATTTGTATTAGACCAAAAGGCTTATGTTTTTGACATTGATAGAGATATTTCAATAACAACAATTGAAAACAAACGATATACAATGCAAGATATTGGTAGAATTGAAAATCGTGTTAAAAATTTGGAATATTATACAGCATTAAGTTTGTTGGAAAAAGATACTCAGTCTTTACAAATCCAAGATGGCTTAGGTTTTGACCGATTCAAAAATGGTTTCATTGTAGATAATTTTGCCGGCCATGGTATTGGTGACGTTTACAACCGTGATTATGGTGTTGCAATTGATTATGAAAAACAAGAATTGCGTCCTCTAATTGATAGTAAAATTATTACACTCAATGAAGTTAATACACTAACAAATTCAAGAACAGCAAATAACTATTCATTAGTGAATGATGTTATTACTTTGCCATATACAGAAACAGTATACATCAAAAATGATAAGGCTAGTAAAACGGAAAACATTAATCCGTTTAGTGTCATTACATGGCATGGCTTTGTTAAATTGGATCCACCTAGTGATAGTTGGGTTGATACAGAAGAATTGCCATTAATTACCAGAAATGAAAATGGCAATTATGACCAATTCTCAGCTGACGCTAGAGCTAAAGGAACTTATGGTTCTGTTTGGAACAGTTGGCAAACCACAGTCTATGGTAGCCAACGGGTATCTACAAGAACTGGTTTAGATTACCAAGTATCAGAAAAGATTGACACTAAAACTATTGACAATGTGGTTATTAGCACAGAAGTTGTGCCTAAAATGCGTTCAACCACTTTGAAGTTTACTGGCCAAGGTTTGAAACCTAATACTAGAATTAAGATTTTCTTTGACAATATCAATGTCACAAACTTCTGTAGAATGGGTAATGTATCTACTGCGACTTCAAACGCAAATACATTCATGTCAAACACATCAATCCGTTCCACAGTCAGTAATTTGATTACTGATAATACAGGTGCTGTTGAAGGTTTCTTTAACTATGTTTCTGATATATTCAAATTGACCACAGGTGAAAAATCATTCCGTATTACCGATTCTGCGGTAAATTCAAACGATTTTGAAACATTGGCCGAAACAACATTCAGTTCTTCTGGCAAATTACAATATGTGCGTGATGAAGTTGTATCAACCAGAAACGCTGTATTGAGTGTTAAAGACCTTACAGAATCGAAGACAGAACAAATTTATATTAATAATACTGTTGCTGTTATTCCTAGTGGTAGTGGCGGAGGGCCACCAACAACACAGGATGATAAGAATGATGATGATACTGGCGGCGGAACTACCTCAACAGCACTACCAAAGAAAGACGTTATTGATATTGTTTTTCAATACGGTATTAATTCTACGGTTAGTGAACAACAAAGAAAAGATTTTTATAATGGCACTTACGGTGGTGTTGCTGGATCAGCACTTGCATCTGCGGCCGATAACTCAACAATTTCAGCATCATTAATTGGAGCAACCGGAACGATTGATGGTAAAGCTATTATTGATAGATGGAATTCAGCTATGACGTCTGGTGGCTCTTCTGCTGCTAAAGCTGCAATTGGTGTTAATGATAATACTTTGGCTGTCTATCATGCCGCTTATGCAGCAATTGGCACAGCATCTGCTGATTCTAAAGCTAACGGATTATATCAACAACATGTAAACGGTGGTGTTGCTAAAGATTTAGCAAGACAGTATGCAGCTGCAGCTATTGCAGCTGGTGTTGCAGCTGCAGGCCAAGGAACTGTTACAGAAGCAAGCACTTCTGTTGCTTGGAGAGCTGATGCTGTTGCTGCTACTACTAATGCAGTTACTTTATCACCTACTATAACGTCTGCTACTGGTTCAACAACAACAGCTAAAACATGTTCTGGTGTTGACCCATTAGCACAATCATTCTTTGTTGATACTCCATTAGTATTAACTAAAGTTGATTTGTTCTTCTTTGCAAAAGATTCTACTATTCCAATGAAAGTGGAAATTAGAAAGATGGTTAATGGATTCCCAAGTTCATACATTGTCCCATTCAGTACCACATATGTGTATCCAAGTGCCATCACAACAAGTGATGATGGTTCTGTTGCCACATCCGTTTCGTTTGACTCACCACTTTACTTAGATGTTGGTGAATACGCAATTGTTTTGTTGGCTGAATCTATTAATTATCGTGTTTGGATTTCTGAAGTTGGTGGTACCGATGTATTAACCAATTCTTTAATCTCCGAACAACCATATATTGGTGTTTTGTTCAAATCACAAAATGCTTCAACATGGAATTCTGACCAGTTTCAAGATTTGAAATTCAGATTGTATCGTGCAGTTTATGATACTACAGTAACAGCTACTGTTGATTTAGCATTTACTGATGATACCTATGGTTTAGCAAATTATAAGACATTAGGCAAAGACCCATTGGAAGTTTATCCTAAGTCTAGCACGATGCGGGTGTACCATGATAACCACGGACATAAGAATGGTTCAACTGTCAGATTGACTGGCTTTATTTCGTTGACCAATTTCATGTCAACAACAAACTCAAATTTCTATGGTATTGATTTGACAACATTAGAAAATCAAAACTTTACTATTGATAATGCAACATTAGATAGTTATACAATTACTTTGCCTAATGTGGTAAACTCAAATGTTACATCATTGATAAGAGTTGGTGGTGATGGAATTGCTGCTACATCAGATTTTAAGTATGATACTTACTATTCGTCATTAGCTTCTGTTGTTCCACGAGGAACATCTTTAGTTAATAAGATTAAAACTACATCAACTGCTTATGCTATAGATTCTAGTTTTACCACAATTTCTACTGACAACTACAACTTTGCAAATTCAAGAGTGTTGGCAAGTAATGCTAATCACCAAGTTGCAATGGGTGGTGTAGATAAGTCATTCGTACATCGTGTTGAATTGTCAACATCAACTGATTATTTGTCTCCAATTTTGGATACAAAACGCAATGCAGGTATCTTTGTAAGAAACTTAATTAACTATCCAACATATGACAGCGAAAACATTATCTCTGCTAATGATGTGGTCACTATTGCAAATGCCTCTAATATTCTGGTTACACAAGTATCTGGTGCTCAAGGCCTGATTACGTTCACTGGTGCCGCAGATAAGGCAAACGCTTCTGCTATCATTAAAGGTTCTTATCTAAACATTACCGCAAATAATGGCGTTAATGCTGGTCAGTATCGTGTGTTGGATGTTTTGAATTCTGGCGCAAATGTTTCAGTATATAATGTCAGTACACAGAATGTATCTACAAATGCAACGGCAACATATACTATCACAAATGGTAGAAACTTTGTTGCTGAAGAAGCCGCATATGATGGATCCGCATACTCTAAATACATTACAAGAGAAGTTAATTTTGTTAACCCATGTACTGCGTTTAAGTTCTATGTGGATGCTATTCAACCATCAGGAACAGCTATTGACTTCTATTATAAAGTTAGTCAAGTTGGTGATACAATTGACTTAAAAGATAAAGAATATACTAAAGTGGCCAACGTGATTGTTACTACATCACTATCTGGTGAGTTCTATGAAGTATCTAAAATTGTGGATAATTTGCCACAATTTGATGCCATAGTCTTTAAGATTGTGTTCAATGGTACTGATAGCTCACAAGTTCCTAAGTGTAAAAATCTTCGTGTAATTGCATTGGCTTAATATGAAATATAAAGTAGAAGGTCATCCTGATTTGATTCGGGATGGCAATAGTAAAGCAATAATTAACACTAATAAAAGTGCTATGGCTGAGCATCTATATAAGAGGGAACTGAAAACAACAGTTCAAGGCCTTTCTGAAGAAATGAATACGATTAAAAATGAATTCAAAGAAATTAAAACTTTGTTGCAACAAATTGCATCTAGAGGACAATAATGGCAATTAATCAAATCACAACGGCGAATACGTTCCAACAATGGTTGATTGCTACTCAATCTATTATTTCTGTTGCAAACAATCTTACGGACGGCGGCGCTTCTTCTACTTTTTTTGCTAATACTAATGTTCAAATTGGCGGTGATTTAACTGTTACTGGTAACATTACACTTGAAGCGGTTGGTTATGACAATTTGGGAGTATCTGGTGATTTAAATGTTGTCGGTAATACAACTGTAAATAATATTTTTGCAAGTGGTGCTGGGTTTTCTCAAAACGCCAATGTAAAATCAGGAGTAACAACATTCTCTGTTGTGAATTCTGGCTCAGGCGCTTATTTGTTTGACCAATATTCTGGTAACAATCCTGACATATATTTACATCCTGGCCAAACAGTTTCATTTAGTATTAATGCTTCTGGACATCCATTTTTGATAAGACAATCAAATGGTGGAACACTTTATAATGTAGGCCTCACGCATGTATCAACAACTGGTGTTGTTACTGTTGAAAGTGGCGCTCAGGCAAAAGAAACTGGAACACTTATTTGGAAAGTCCCTTTTGGATTAGCTGGTAATACATATGTTTATCAGTGCCAAAATCATTCCGGCATGGTAGGAAATTTAGTTATTCAACAAACTGTCACATCAGCTTTTGCAGCGGCTAATAACTCAACTGGCGATGCTCTTGCTTTCGCAATTGCATTAGGATAAATAGATAAATACAATATCAAGGATATTAAAACATGGCAAACACATTTAAAAATTATTTTGGTAAAGCTGTCACAGCAAACTCGACAATCTTTACCGCTGGCGCAGGAGTACAGGCTACTGTAATTGGTATGACAATTGCAAATCTGACCACTTCTCCAATATCTGCAAATGTATTCATTACAGCTAGCGGAACAGATTATTACATGGTGAG